AGTAATAAGTATGGCGATAGTGGTGGACAACTCTACCATGATAATTGTTTTCATGTTCAAAACCAAACACCTCGTATGGACACCGACTACAATGATAATCCGATTGAAAAATTTGATGATGTTCACATTAAATTTGAGGCAGAAAAAGATTTCTTAACTTCTTATTATCGTGATGAGATAAGAGCAAAAGGTCTTGACGCAGATTATGAGGTTAGATTAGGCGACAACTACGACAAAAGAAATCCGACTTATTATAATGCTGAAAGTAATATAAATAAATACTTGGGTTTTGGTTCTCGTAATGATGTAAGTGGTCAATCATCTTACCATAAAGATACATGGGAAAATGATTTTAAACTTTGGGTTATTGGAACATCATATTGTCATAGTCGTATGTTCAAAGCAGATGAACAAACTTATAATTGGTTTAAGAGTTTTGAGGTTGCAAGAGAAAATGTAATCATGGCACACAAAAATCTTTTTGACCATGTTGATAAGAAAATGCAGAAACTAAAACTTGGTTTGAAATCTTACAGATACTTTGACCAAGCAAAAGAGTTAGCTGATAAACTTGGAGTAGTTTTAAATGAAAGTATATTAGACGCACATTCTAGTATGGCTTTATCAATTTATAGT